ACAATCAAGAGAACTAAATCAGACGATCCTGAGAAGGACATTGATACAGAAGTCATTTCAGACTCTCCGTTCAACTTGATGAAGCAATGGATTGAGTGGCGAAAGGGCGAAGAAACGAAAATGTGTACTGTTGAGAAAAATTTGGTCGCTGATAAGAAGCAAAAGGCTGAATGGCGCTTATTGGCCTCTAAAAACCTCAAAACCATCGTTATAGCCCTTAAAACCGAAGATCCAGTAAAATATCTGGCTGAAAATTTAGCAGGCTTGAAAGGCTCTCCACGGGCGTTAGAGGCCGCAGAGTATATCTGTTCAATGAAGGTCATATCTTTGAAGAAAGTTGACCAAGGCGAGACAAAGAAAGTCATAGTTGACCTTCAGAAACGTCTTGAAGAACTTGAGTATGACATTGCTCATATTGACCTTGTCGTTGTAAGAGAACTCGATAAGTTAAAGCCTTACTTCAGGGACAGAAAGTTGAAGATTCAAGAGGACGCTGCATAAAAGCGTCCTTTTTCTCGTGTAAAACTCATGTATAAATACTACATGAGTAATTGGACCCAAAATGGATATGATCCTAGCGTACATGGCTGGAAGAAAGGCGTAGTAGACGGCGCTCCTTACGGAGGTTGGTCTGCTAACTACTTCTTTGCCGATACGCTTCGTTCTGTTGACATTGCTTTTGGACTTATGCTTCATGGCATAAGCGTATTTCATACTTCGTCTGAAGGAGAACCAGTCAAGCAGATAGAAGTTCCTATTAAGATTGGTCCTCGAGCAAAGGCATTTGATTTTAGAATTGAGAAAGAGACTGGCAAGAAATACTACATCCCGCTTCCAAACATCACTTACCGTAGAACGGGTATGTCTTGGGACTCTTCTCGTTCAGTCGGCCGTTATGAACGAAGAACCTTTTACAGTGAGTTCTTTGAACAGCACGGAATTGACTATGTAATGCAAAATAAGTTCTGGTCAGACATTCAGCCAATTCCTTACAAGTTGAATTATGAAGTCAACATCAAGGCTGAATACCAAGACGATCTTGACCAGCTTAATGAACAGTTGACAAGACTCTTCGAGCCAGACTATCATTTGGTAGTTAAAGAATTCTGGTTCGCACCTATTCGTCGTACTTTAAAAGTCACACTTGACAGTATCTCGTACGACTATCCCGTAGATTTTGACGAATCCAACAAGCGTGAATTTCATTGTAACATGACTTTCACTGTTGATGCTTGGCTCTATAAGCCGATTAAGCACGGCGCTATCATTGACCAAATCATCACTAAGCTTTCAGCTGATGTTGGCGATAAGAAAGAATGCTGGCAGCATGATCTTCGTGGCAACTTCAATGGCTCATTGACTGACCGTCATAACTTCTCTGAAGTATTCGGAACGAAGATTGACTATGCTTACAAGGTAAGACCAGAAAGCACTGTGCCTGTGTTCGTGCCTTCTGCTAATGCTTATGTCGCTAACTATCAGTATGATAGACAAGACTACATCACTAACTATCCTCGTGGTTCTAAGCTGCTTGTTGTAACAAGCGCTGTCTATAACGATCCTAATGACACTTATGGGCAGCTGCAGGATAGAAATGTTAGAAAGAAAGTGGTAAATGACTTGATGAAGAACCACCCGTGGTATTCTGGCTGCAAGTTTGATAGCGAGATTTACCCGCTTGCTAAGGGCGAAGAAGGCACTAGCGGATTCAACTTGATGATCTATAAAGACATGGAAGGATTCGGTGAAGCAGGCGGTGATTACGAATTTGGACATAAAGACGTTGACCTTGGTACAGAAATTGTGAAGGACGCTCCTTTTGCAAGCAAAACTAGCATTGTGGAAGTCAGCAAATAAATAAAACAAATTCTAGGAGATAACAATGAAGAAAAGTGTCAATATTTCTAGAGATAAGCTTGAGAATTTGATAGAAAGTTTTTTCGGTCTTACTGACAAGTACGACATTGATGTCACTTGTGAGTCACTAACCGAATACATAGCATGTAAGCTTAGAATAGATGAAGAGACCGTAACTAAAGCATTTGGAAAAATACTTGCAGCCGCCGCTTCATTCAATGAAAGCGCATACAATAATGCTATTGTAGAAAAGTTTAGTGCTTCTGAAATCCAGCAAGACTTTATGAACTTCTTCCATGAAAAGGAACTTAATGAAGCTAAGAAGCTTTGTAAAGATGAACTAATGAAAGATGAAGGACTCAAGACTTATCGTCGTACCAATGAATATCGTTCTGCTGACCAAGAAGGCAAATACCGTATGATCTGGAAGTACGTTGTTAGCCAGTTCAATAACTGCATTGGCAGTGAAGAAGATCTTGCTGATGTCTGCATGGAAATCGCAATGTACGATGAGAGCCAATTTTAAGTATAAATAGAAAAAGGAGATTTTGAAATGGACGCAAAAAATATGAAAGCTGGATTCAGTAACTGGTACCACAATCAGTACCTTAAGGAAGACGGATATGTAGACGAACCACTTGACCCAGAGGGAGTTGCAGTGCAGCAAGCAAACGCACAGCAACAGGCTGCTCAGGCAAACACTCAGTCTGCTGCGCCTCAGCAAGCTGGTTCATGCTTCAAGAAGTACTTCTCAGGAAATGGTACTATGAAGGCTAACCTTGCTTCTCTTGGTAAAGAACTTGGCGATGCTCTTGTTGCTTTTGCCCTTAAGGAATATGTTTCGCCGGATATGTTTGATGGCGATGACAACCGTATCAACTATGAAACAGCTATTCGTGATACGATTGCAGAAAATTACAACTTGAAGATCATCGAAATTCTTCGCAATGCCGGTATCTTCATTTCAAACACTAAGGAAAAGTACACAAAGTAATAGGTAGTCAAGATGAAAGAATTGAATGAAGCAATAGAAAAATTAAACAAAGCCGGATTCATTGTTGAAGGTTACGGACGCAACGAGTTTAACACTGATGGTACCCGCAAGCAAACCCGCTATGGCAATGGCGCTGGCGCTGCAGGATATACTTACAAGTCACCTACTAAAGACCGCATGTATATCAAGATTTTGCAGTGCCTTCTTGATGGCGAGAAGACAAAGGCTCAAGTTCATGCCGAAGTTGGTCTGCCTGACCCAACTGCTAAGGATGAACGCGGACATGTAAGTAACTACTATACATCAGTATGGCAGGAACTGCGCCGTGCTGGACTTGCAGATTTTGAACGTAGAGATGGAAAGACTTTCTGGTTCATTACTGAACGCGGCATGGACCTTGTTGATGAGGCAAACGGAGTGTAAAGGCTCCACCTAATCATCTTTTTGATGATGCGGGCAAACTGCCCGCATTTTTTGTCTTGAATAAATAAACTAGAGGAGATTTACATGGATATTAAGACTATCTACTGCGACATGGACGGCGTTCTTACTGATTTCATTAAAGGCGCTCAGAAAGCAGACGCCATTGATGGAAAGGTGGTAGACTGGAAGAAAATCAATAAGCTTGGATCCGCATTCTGGGCTGAACTTGAATGGACAAAAGATGGACAGCAGTTTATCAACTGGCTAAGAAAGCTCTGTACTGAGAGTAAGATTGATCTTTGCATCCTTTCATCTGTTGGTAGAGAAGAAGGCGTCAAAGGCAAGCAGATGTGGCTTGACGAAAAGACTCCATTCATTTCAAAGCAGAATCGTTACTTCGTAAAGAGGGGATCTGATAAAGGTAAGTACGCTTCCAGGTCTTCAATTCTTATTGATGACTTTGGTAAGAACATTGAGGCGTTTATCATGGCTGGCGGACAGGCCGTTAAGTATGAAAACTTTAATCAAGCAAGAGACGAGATTACAGGTTTGCTATAATGACCAATTTTGCTGAAGAGTTCGCAAAGACATTCGGAAACAGCTGTCCGCCGACAACTGACTGGAATGCGCCGCGCCCATTTGATGCTTTGAATAACGACTGTTATAAAGCAGAGGCAGCGTTGATTAGTGAACTTACTTCAGAAGCATACAATCAGTTTGGCTTTGAGGTGCAGTACTTTATCAAGAAGATAAGTACCAAGAAAGACAAGCTCTATGGCGAAGACGCTCTTGAAAACTTCGAGAGACGCTTTAGATTGAAGGTCTATGCCGAAAACGTGCCGCAGTTGCAGAGACAGTACCAGCTGCAAGGCATGCTTTAT